TCAGAACGATCCGCTGCGGCCGTGGCCGCCGCCCCCGCTGCAGCTCGAGGTGCTTCCTCCTCCGCCGCCGTCGGAGCTGTCGCTCTTGATCTTCGTTCGTGTTTCGGTCGTGTACATAAAGCGGTCGCTGCTTTCCGTCAGCGCCAGCCCCTCGCCGGTGACGTATTCATCCGCCGCCGCGCCGCGCCGGACGGTCTTCATGTTCATTTTAAGCACCTTGCAAACGCCGCTCGCGATCAGGCAGGAGACGATCACGACGATCGCGATCACCGCCCACGGACTTTCCCGCACGGGCTTGCCCGCCTCGGCAAGGCCCAGATACTCGTCGCAGGCGGTCAGGTACTCGGCAGCACCGATGTACCAGTTGCCGTCGCTGAACTGGCCTAAAAAGCGTCCCTCCAGCTGCTCCGCGCCATACTCATTGATGGCGTAGGCGGCATTTTCGCCATAGATGAACATGGCATATTTGCGGTTCTGCATACTCAGCAGGACGATCACGCCGTCACGCCCATCCCCCATGCCGAGCTGCTTGTCGTGGTAGAACCGATAGGTCCCCTCGTAGACGTCGCCTCCTTGGCTGTACACCTTATAATCGTCCACGAAGGCGACGTAAACGCCGCAGCTGTGGCGCGTGGAGATCTCCTCCGCGCGTGCCTCCAGCTTCGTCCTGCTATCGGATGAGAGGCAGCCGGCGAGGTCGAATATGTACCGCATGGACGATGTGTCCGGCTCCGGGAGCTCTGTGATCTCGGGCGGCGAGGTCTCCGTCTCGTCCGGCGCGTCCGCACCGCCTGTGACATCCGGCGAAGCGTTTTCGCGGATATAGTTCTCCACGCTCTCCGCCATCGCGTTCACCGCCTGCGAGAGCGCTGTGGCGCTCATGTTCATGTCCTCGCCGTTCCACGCGCGCTCGACCATATAGGCCTCGACGAACGGAAGGCGGCAATGGTCCTCATCGGACCACACCTCCGCTGTGTCCCGCATGATCTTCTGATCTACGATGGCGCCATCGCAAAAGCCCAGCGCGGCGGCCGTGTGCGGCCAGCGGTTGGCGATCATGTTGCAGGTATTGGCATCAAGCAGACTGTCGATTTTGACTTTGAACGGAACCCCTGCGATAAAGCCAGTGCGGATGACCTGCTTCTTTCCCGACATGAGCATGGAATAGAGCTCGTCCGCCTGAAGGCGGGCGACGATCTCAGCGGCCTTGACATACTCCGCCTTGAGCGTGCCGTCGCGTTTGAAGATCTCCGGATGCTGCGCCTGATAGAGCGGCAGCTCACCAGAGAACCAAGCATCGATGTATCCGCCGATCAGAAACGCCTGAGATGTCGGCGGTGTGTACTCTCCACGAAGCTCAGCCAGCGCGGCCGCTTCACATTTCTCAAAGGCTTTGAACTGTGTGGAGCCCATGTAGGCCATGTTCATTTCCGGAGAATAATAATTCTCCGGCGTAACCGCAGGAAGGTCCATTACAGCACCTCCTCAGCCTCAGCCACAGTCTCTTCAGGCGGGGCCGGTTGCTCTTCCTGCGGCGCTGCGGCTGCGGTCGCTGCATCCTTGCGCTTCTGCGCGCATTCCGCACAGAGCGGAACACCGTAATGCTTTCTCGTGTATGCAGCAAGCCACCGGGCGTCTCTCCCCATTGCGGGAATGATCTCGCCCTCACAGTCCGCACAGGGCGGTACGGGCTCCTGCTTCGGAGGGCGGGGCTTATAGGGACGGATGCGAATGCCGTCGGTCATACCGCCGTCCTGCGGATCGCGGACGTTATGGTCCACATAGAGCTGGATCTGCTTGCCGACCAGCGTGGAAGCCTTGGCATCGCCGAACAGCTTACGCAGCGTCTTGCGGTTGGTGGAATTAACAATGAGCGGCCGCACCTGATAGATACCGGGCACGCGCTCCTCAGCAAAGGAGAGCACATCCTTATTCTCCTTGCCGCGCTGGAGCGTGACGGAGCCATACCACAGGCCGGCAATGGTCAATATCGGTTCGGTCCCGTCGTCAATGTCCTCGGCGCCCAGATACTCGGAATCGCGCATCTGCCCGAGGCGTTCATCGCCACTAAGCTGGCGGAGCTTATCCTTCGTCATCATCTAAGTCGGTTACCTCCATTACATTGGAATCGGTCACGCGCGTTGCGATCAGCTGCAGGCCCTTGGTCTTGCACTTGGCGTAGAGCTTTTCGCGGCTCTCCTTATCAAGGCGCTCGGCACCATCGATGAGAATGATCTGAAGCTGTCCCGGCTTGCTCACCGTGATATCCACGCACAGCTCCAGCAGCTCACCGTCGGACAGATTGGAAATGGGCAGGCCGTGGATCAGCGGGACACCGTCTTCAACGGTCAGGCCGTCAACGGGGATCGTCGCGGTCTGCAGGATCGTCGCCGGCAGCTCCCGCGCAAGCTCGATTTTGCGCGTCAGCTCCTCGGATTCCGCGGTGAGCTTCCCGATCTCTTCCTGCATGGAAACCATGCGCTGGTACTCATTGAGGTGCTTACGCATAGCCTCAGCCGTGTCGATCTCCTTGGAAAGTGCGGTCGTGTCAGCAAGCTCGCGGCCGATATACTGGTCTGCGATCCCTGCATCGCGCTCCAGCTTGGCTTTCTTTTCATTAAAGCCGGAGATGACTACGCGCACGCTTTCCTCCCTGCGCTCATCCAGTCCGGCGAGCCGTTCCTCATACAAGCGGATCTCCGCCTTCAGGTGCTCGATATCCGTGGTGAGGCGGGTACGGTCCTCGGAGGTCTTGCGGTCGATGGCCGCGATGTCAAGATCGCGCTGCCCTTCCAGCCCGCGGAGCTTCGCCTCGTGGCTGTTCCGGAACGCTTTGGCGCGCTCAATTACATTGTTCTGCTCCTTCAGACTCTCCAGCTCACGGTACTTCTCACCGATGGGATATGTATTCCAATGGTCGAAATCGTAGCCGGAGGGGATGTCCTTTGCGATGTCGGAAACAAATGCCTGCTTGTTGCGGATGTCGCGGTTGATATTCTGGCGTGACTGGAAATAGACGCCGTTTTCCGCCTGAATGTCGTGCAGGACCTCAAGAATATGCTTGGAGTAATCCACGCCCTGCGGGATCTCGCCGAACTGTTCGCGGATCCAGTTGGTATCCCACACAAATTCGATAAGGTTGAGAATGACGCGGTTCTTTTCCTGCCGGGAGAGCTGCGTGAACTCGACGGGGTTGAGCTGCAGCGGCGTGAAGATCTGCGAAAGGAACTCTGCCGGGCGTGTCTGAAGGAGAGATCCGTCGCGCACCTTGACCGTGCCGGCAGACTTGGCGGGCAGAGCCTTACGGTCGATGGAGAGGCCGGTATCGGTCTCAATGATGATTTCGCCCTCATCGGCGCCCCGATGCACGATATAATCACGATCTGAGCGGTTGGTGAGGGCGTAACGGATGGAATCAAGGACGGAAGTTTTGCCGCTTCCTTTCGGGCCGGAGATCTCCACAGAGCGGCCGTCGAGCTCTGTCTCCTTGATCCCGAACAGATTTTTGATTACAATTTTGGTCGTTTTCATTGACAAACTCGCTTTCTGCCCTTACAATAGGGCGCAACTAAGGATTGGCTTGCTGCCGATCGGTCCCCTGCAGGTGTGCGAGACCTGCAGGGGATTTTTTATTCTCACAGAGCGACGATGACCTTGCCGCTCTCGATCTCAGCAGCGAGATTTTCCTCGAGGAACGTCTTGATGGTGTTGCGGGCGGTCAGACGCCACATACCGCCATCCGCCTCGATGAACGAAATGCCGCGGTCGCTGATACGGATGAGGAAGGTGCTCTCCGGCTGCTCGACCTCCTGGAAGGTGCGGTAGGGGCGGAGCTTGACGATTGGACGGATCGCCTCATTGGTCTGGAGCGCGACGCCCTTCTGCGTGGTTACGGTGGTGGCGACGCCGTTGTCGTTGTAGATGACCTTGGCGCCGAGGGAGATATCATTGACGAGCTTCATCGCATAGAGCGAATCCGGCGTTTCCTGAAACCGAGTACGCAGCGCGATCTGCGCCTCCTCAAAGCCAAGCGTGACCTTTGCGTCCCAACCGGGAACATCGGTTGCGTCGGCCGAATAGAAGACAGTGCGGTGGCAGCGCTGCTCGTAGTCGGGCTGGGAGAAGCAGATCACATTGGTGGGCGAAGGGATATTGACGAAGAGCGCGGGGGTGTTGGCATCCGCCAGATGGATGGCCTCGGTGCGGATCATCTTCACGATGGAATCGAGGCTGTGCAGGGGAACGGTGTCCGGCGCAATGGGAGTCTCAATGACCTCCTGTGCACCCTTCGGGGTGATGATATATGCGCGAGCGCCGAGGTTCTGAGTCTCAGGGCGCATATTCTCGAGCACATACTGAATGGCTTCTTTGAGCATGGGGATGTACTTCCTTTCTTAAAAACTAAGCGGTGTGAATGAGCTTGAGCATGGGCGGAGCTTCCTGCTCACCGGCATCAACTGCCAACTGCCCGGGGATCTGCGGGACCATCTCAACGATGGATTCCTCATCGGCGACATAGAGAGACGTGGTGACGGGATTGGTCGCGGCCAGAGTAGACTTGGCCACGCAGCTCACAGCGATGTTCTGGCGCGTATCATCCGATTTAAGCGTAAGCGTAATGGTGATTTTGCGTGCCGCAGTCGCCGAAGTATTGGGATCAAGAATGTTTTCGACTACTCTGGTCATCTCATAGTCCGCACGTTCCTTGATGGCACCGCGAGCCATATCGATGATCGATCTTTTGTTGAGGTTTTCCATGTGCTTTTCCTCCTTTCTTGCGTAATAAGGACGCCTGCCCTCTGCCGGACGCCGCAGCCGGGAGGGTAATCCGCTGCGGTACCGGCGTTAGAAAGGAGACTAACTGAGCGTGCCGGGAACACGCCCGGCAGAGGGCAGGGTCTTTTTATGCACCGAGAATGTTGCGGTGCAGGGGATCGTGCGGCCGCATAGAGTGCAGCAGCTCCTTGACGCCTTGAGCACCTTTCAGATCAGCAATGAGGGAATAGGTATTTCCGTGCCGGCGGGCAAATACAGCGCCGCAGAGGGGGCAGACATGAGCATTTGTCCCGTTGATCTCAAGTGCCATCATGGCACTATCACAGAATGCACAACGGATCATTGGGCATCTCCCCCTCCCTTTGCGAATCTGCCGAGGGCGCTCATGTCAATGGTGATACCGTTCTCTTTCGCCATCAGATCCTCAATAGCCGGGCCCGCGGCGGAACAGACCGCGCACAGCACAGGAAGCGGGGTCTTGGTCGCTTTGGCAACGCTGGCGCTGAGCATAGTCCAAAGCATCCTTATATCGTCTTTGTGGCCAGTTAGCTGCATCTTGAGGCTGCCATTTGCATCGCGCTCGATTGAAACTTTGCAATCCTTATTCATTGCTGTCTCCTTCCTGGACAAGAAAGACATAGGCCGTCCGGACGCCGTACTCGCGCGCGGTCTGATGATCCGCGAAGAACACATCCAGACGCTGGGCCTTGATGGCGCCGCCGCAGTCCTCAGCGACATACTGGGCGCGGCTGCCATCGGGATAAATGACCTCGATGGTCGTGCCGTAGGGAATAACGTTCGGATCGACCGCAACGGTGCGGCCTTCGGTGGCCACCGTGCCGGTGGCCGTGATGCCGTCGTTCTTACCGCAGCAGGCCGAGCACGGGCAATAGGCCGTCAGCTCAAACAGACCGAGCGGCTCGGCGGTGAGATACGCACAGCCGGAAGCGGGCACACCCTCGCCGGGCAGCTTGTCCTCCACGGCCGGCGGTACGGCGGGCGGTGTATCCGGCACGACCGGCTCATCCAGCGCAGCCACGGTGGTCAGCAGCAGAATGACGATGACCAGACCGATGGTGGCGCAGATGGTATCACGGGTGTTTCGGCTCATGCGGTAGCACCTCGCTTTCGGTCCGGATCCGGAAAGTATAAATGAAGCTCATTAGGCTTAGCCCGGCAAACTTCTAATGTCCGATACATTTCGCGGATATCCCATGCTATTTTGCCGGACATCCGCAGGCTTATGGCCGTCGGCGACAGGCCCAGCGCATAAGCCAGGTCGCTCTGCGACAGGCCAAGCTCGCGTAGTCTGGAAGCCAAGCGGCCGTAAAGAGGAATTCTCATAGCTACGGCTCCTTCTTCTCCGGCGCCGCAGCGTCAATGGCTCGCCTTACGATCTCCAGAACGATGCGGCATTCTTCATAGCTGATTGCGGTATCGGCTTTTGTGAGGATATCGAAGATCCTTGAAGCCGCTTTCATCAGATTCGCCATACGAACGGGGCGTATGTAGTAGCCGCGCTCGGCCACAACTTTTTCCTGCTCAGCGAGCAGTTTTTCGGTAGGTGTCATAGTGATCTCCTTTCGTGGTTGTTAGGGGATATTGTCCCTCCTGCGTCGTCGTGGTAGAATGGCGGCAGGAAGGGGGTGGTATTATGGACTACAGGGATGATATTTGCCCAGTCATGTCCATCGGCAAAGAGAATGCCGTAAACTGCACAGAGCGGTGTGCATGGTTTGATACAGAACGCAAGGAGTGCACGTTATCTGTTATCAGCGGCAGTCTCAAAAACCTGCGTCCCGACGATTACACCGTAGAAACGATGTAAAGCTTGCTTCGAGCAAAAATCAGTTCAACATCTGCAAAGGTGGTCTTGCTCTCTGCCAAGAGCTGGGCTACCTTTTGCGCTGTCTGGTCGATTTTGACAGCTCTTGCGTGGTTCATGGCGCAGCCACGCACTCGCTGGATTTCCTCAGCCATACTCTCCCTCCTTTCTTGCGTTTACCTTGCCCTCCTCTCCGCGCCGTGATAAAATGGCGGCAGGAAGGAGGTGATATGATGAAGCTGACATTTGATTGCCGGTGCGGTGCAAAATTCGATATTCTCAACAAGTTCAAGCCTTGCGACACTATCAATTGTCCCAATTGTGGCCGTCCGCTGCCCGGCGAGTCTTCAAAATACGCACAGGAAATGCTCAGGGCGTATAACCATCTGCAAAAGGAATTTGAAACCGCAGAATTGTTCAGCTTTACTGTCGGCCAGTAAAATCCAATGGGATCTCGTTCCCGATTCGTTCTGCCGCACATCGGAGTGCTGTAACCACTTCGATGCGTGTCACTTTTTCAGGCTCACCGTCGATATTGAAATCCTTCAGCATCTTGGTTAAGCCGGAAAAAATGTAACAATTCAAGTACTTTTGCTTATCCATGCCGTCCCTCCTTTCTGTCGAGCACTATTAGTGAATTTAATTCACGCGTCGTTGAAAAAAATATAGTTGATTTCTTCGGAAGTCAGATTGAGTTCTCCTCTGAGGACCTTAATCTCACTGGCCTTGAAATCACTCTCACCATTCAATTTGTTGTAAAATGCCTGTTCAGATATGCCAAGAGACTTGGCAAGGCCGCGATATGTCTTTCCAGCTCGTGCTATGGCCGCTCTCATCTCCGCAGTATTCAAACTGCATCATCTCCTTTCGTCTTGATGGTGAATTTAATTCACATCCATATATTACCTCTGGTGTGAACCATTGTCAACATATTTTTATAGAAATCTAAAAAAATGTTGACACAAATTCACGCTCATGATATATTGCATCAATGAGGAGGGGACTTCAATGGAATTACACGAAAACATTAAAGCGCTCCGCACTTCCCGCGGATGGTCTCAGCAGCATTTAGCCGATCTTGCAGGGTATGGCGACAGATCGTCTATTGCAAAAATAGAATCCGGCAAGGTCGATTTGCCCCGTTCAAAAATTGCAGAGTTCGCTAGAATATTTGGTGTGACACCTGCTTACTTGATGGGTTATAGTGATGACACATTAGCACTTTTGGATGCCATCGTCGAAGATAACAAAACCGGCCGTCCCGCCGCTCTGGACGAGATCCGTCGCCTCTTTGGCACGGAGCACTCCACGCTGAGCACCTATATCTGCGATGATAATAAAAAGCTCTCTGTGCTGTACTACAAAGCGGTGGACCGCTATGTCGCTCCCCCCCTGACAGCGATCATCCGCTCCGTCGATTGCCTTGACGCCCGACAGGCCGAGCAGATCATGCTTGTCGTACACGCCTATCTGAAGGCAGAGCAGCCGATCCGCGATATCGTAGATACTGCCCTTCGCCCCTACATGCAAGAGGACGCGGATTTTTGCGTGTTCAGCCACAATGCCGGATAATCTATGTAGACTTTCGGAAATAAAAAGCCGCCCCCGGTGTTACCAGCACCGAGGACGGCAATGCGCAAACATATCCCCTAACAACCACGAAAGAAGAAATAGCCGCAATCATAAAAGATACAGGCCTATCCGCGCCCTTTCATTTTACCACGAGAGGGCGCGGTTGGCAAGATGAAAGGAGTTTTTTATGGCAGAAAGAAAAAGCGAGGCGGCGTGGATCGAAAGCCGCAGCCGCTGGCAGATCAACGTGCAGGCCGAGGGTGTGCGCAAAACCTTTACCAGCTCCATGCCGGGGCGGCGCGGGAAGGCAGATGCCGAGCGAAAGGCGGAAAGATGGCTGGACGATCACACATCTGCGGAGCGAACGCGCGTCGATGCTCTCCTGACACAGTATGTTGATTATCTGAAAGAGACCAAAAGCAAGACGCACTCCTCCCAGTACGAGGGATTCGTGCGTCTCTACATTCGCCCTGTCATCGGTATGATCCGCATGAACAAACTCACAGAGGGCGACCTTCAAGCCGTGATCGACATGGCCTATTCCCAAAATCATCTTTCCGATAAGACCCTCCGTGATGTGCGCGGCTGCCTGACGAATTGGTTAAAGTGGTGCCGAATGCGGAAGAAGACCGCGATGCACCCGGAGGGCATCACCATTCCGGCCGGAGCCAAAAAGCCGGAAAAGAAGATTGTGCAGCCGGAAGATCTGAAAAAGCTATTTTTCTCGAACATGACGGTCTGGCGGAACAAGCCGGACGAGGACTGGTATATCCACGCCTACCGCTTCGCTGTCCTTACCGGTCTTCGCCCAGGGGAGCTTCGCGGCCTCGAGGATCGAACTGACATCACCGATCTGAAGGTGGTGATCCGCCGCTCTGTCAATGTCCACAACGAGGTCACCCAGGGGAAGAACAATAACGCTCGCCGCACATTTGCTCTGGAGGAATACGCGCTGGGGGAGATCAAAGCGCAGCGTGCTATGCTGCACGCCGTAGGGATCGTGTCGCCATACCTTTTCCCTGAACCGGACGGTGGGCAGCTGAACTATAAGAATTTCTATCGTGCGTGGAAGCGATACTGCGGGGCGAACAATATCCCTCCAACGTCACTCTACGAGCTGCGGCATACCTACGTCTCGATCAATAAAGAAATGCCCATCGGCCTGAAGAAAATGGTGGTCGGCCACAGCAGGGACATGGACACGGAAGGCGTGTACGGTCATCAGCTTGCCGGCGATATGGAAAAGGCTGCGAGCTATACGCACGCCGCCTTTGAGAGCATCATCAAGAAGCAGGCATAG